GTTATGCGGGCATTGCCCTGATATTTAACGGCATATCTGACTGTATGACTGGCAATTATCAGAGCGGAGTACCTAGTATTATTTTAGGTCTTGTTGCTGTTTTGAAGAAAGAAAACGGTGCAAAATAACATGGCCGATACATCCCAACATTTAGAACATGGGTTGAGTATGGCTGCTATCAAAACATCACCACCGATTATCGTCACAGGAATGACATTCGCAGGAATACAAGTGCAAGATTGGCTGGTCATGGCAACAATACTATATACAGTCATACAAATTATTATTGCATTGCCGAACTTGAAACAGTCATTTAACGAGTGGCGCAAGAAATGAAAGCCCTAAAACTGTTTTTACAACTATGCTTAATATCGGGTATTTGTGTAATAATAGGTTTTAGCGGTTGGTTGATATATTTAGTTTGGTGGATTGTTGAGGGGATGAGATGAGTCAGTATAGCGCAGAAGTAGCAAAGGATATTTGTGAACGTGTTGCTAATGGTGACACTTTGCAAGTGATTGCAACATCGTATGATGTAAGTATTGGGACAATATTAAATTGGGCGACAAAAGAAGAAAACACTGATAACTACGCGCGCGCACGCGAGGCAGCCGCAGACCTTTTTGAATCTAAAATCATCACACGCGCCGAAACAGTAACGCCAGAATCAGCCGCAGCCGACAGAGTTGCTATTGATGCGTTGAAGTGGGTTGCCGCACGACGCGCACCTAAGAAGTATGGCGACAGCAACAAAATAGACTTAAACGTTAGTAGCTTGACTGAGCTATCCGACGAACAACTAGATAACATTATCACTCAAGCAACTGAGCGACTAAAACAAAATGCTTAACACTGATACTGTCAGTGACCGAACCGCTAAAATTCAACTTGCTGCTGCATTGCAAGAAAAGCAACGACGCATATCTGAAAACAAGTTACTGCATTACAAACCTTATAAAAAACAAATGAAGTTCCACGAGTTAGGCTCAACTATTCGTGAGCGTTTGTTCATGGCTGGCAATCAGCTTGGCAAAACCATCGCTGGTGCTGCTGAGATGGCTATGCACTTAACGGGCTTATATCCCGATTGGTGGCAAGGTCGAAGATATAAACGGCCTGTTGTTGCATGGGCAAGTGGTATCACAGGCGAAACAGTACGCGACACAGTGCAAAGATTGCTTGTTGGACGCACTGGCGAGTATGGCACAGGATTTATCCCTAAACATTGCATCATTGGCGACCCTAAGCGTGCTATGGGTACTCCTGATTTGCTAGACAGCGTGCAAGTGCGTCATGTTAGCGGCGGTATCAGTCGATGCGGATTTAAGTCGTATGCAACAGGCCGTGAAAAATGGCAAGGTGAAACATTAGACATTCTATGGCTCGATGAAGAACCGCCGCAGGATATTTACACCGAAGGATTGACTCGAACTAATGCTACAGGCGGCTTTGTCTATATGACGTTTACGCCATTGCTAGGTATGTCTGAAGTAGTGCGTCGATTCATTAGCGAACAAAACAACGATAGAACGGTGGTGAACATGACGATTGATGATGTTGATCATTACACTGAAGAACAAAAAGCGTCAATCATTGCCAGTTATCCAGCACATGAACGAGAGGCACGCGCAAAAGGTGTCCCAACGCTTGGTAGTGGTCGCATCTTTCCAATATCAGAAGAATCAATCAAGTGTGAACCTTTTCAACCGCCTGCATGGTGGTGTCGTATTGGCGGCTTAGACTTCGGGTGGGATCACCCGACTGCGGCAGTCAAAATCATTTGGGATAGAGATGACGATGTGATTTATGTCACTTCATGTCACAAGTTGCGAGAATCTACGCCTATCGTTCACGCTGCGGCAATTAAGCCTTGGGGCGGTGATTGGATGCCTTGGGCATGGCCTCATGATGGGTTGCAGCACGATAAAGGAAGCGGCGACAATTTAGCAGACCAATACCGTAAGCAAGGGCTTAGAATGACTGCCGACCGCGCTACGTTCCCCGATGGGACTAATGGCGTTGAAGCTGGCTTGATGGAAATGCTCGACAGAATGCAGACAGGGCGGTTAAAGGTGTTTAGTCACTTGAATGATTGGTTTGACGAGTTTAGATTGTATCATCGTAAGGATGGCAAAGTAGTTAAAGAATATGACGATTTATTAAGCGCAACGCGCTATGCTATTATGATGAAACGCTATGCACAGCAAGTGCCTAGACCTAGAGAAATAGGCAATCCAAACTTTAAGCGACAATCGGATTATCAGGGCTATTAACATGAGCGAGTTATTACGGTTTTTCAAAGATATGCGTGATAACGGTTATGGATTGGCTGAGATAGCGGCGCAACTAGGCACGTCTGCTATTGCTGAACCTGTAGCTGGCTTTGCTGCCATGTATGACCCTCAACACGGTGCTGACGCTATACGCGAAGGCATGACTTATCAGCCACGCTCACAAGCGGCTCAAGAATACTCGCAATCAGTCGGTAATGCGGCTAAGACGGCCATTAAACCCGCTATGCCTATTATTGACACTTGGAAAAAAGGCGTTGACATTGCTGGCGGCTATAGTCCTGTTGTCGGTGCTGGCTTGCGTACTGTACCGACTGCTATCGGTATTGCTATGGGTGCAAAGCCTGCGTTACAGGCAGGGCGACAAGTTAGCGAAGGATTGGGGGCTATGCAAGGGCGTATGATTGCTAATGCTAATGCACCGAGAACACTAAACACGGGCTATATGGGGCAACGTGGCGCGATTGGCACACAAAGACCCTTAACCGAATTTGAGCAAGCACACTTAACCGCACAACGTAACGCGGCTTTGCCTGTCAGTCAAGGCGGTTTAGGTTTAGCACCTGATAATACGGCGATGGATAGGGCTAGGGCGATGGGGTTTGATGTGGATAATAGGGCTTATCATGGGACAAGCGCAGACTTTCCAGAGTTTAGTTTAGGCGGGTATGGCGTTCACGGCAATGTTGGTGGCACAGGTGTTTATCTTGGAGACCCTGATACAGCGTCCTCATATGCGCTTAGTGCAGCAGGCATGACAGACAAGCCATCAAATGTCATGCCTTTGTTAAGTCGAGGGAAAATTTTAGACACAAACTCAGAAGCACCATTAAATAATAATTTAATTGATAAATATATAAATGAAAATTTATATGACGGTGACAAAGCGCGTATTGCTTTAGATGCAGGCGGCAAAAGAGTTTCAAGAACTTTTGAAAATGTTGAAGATGCAAAAGACTTTTTTAGAAATCAGAAAAAGAATTGGGAGTATTTCAGCGGATTTGATAGAACACTTCCACAGGCTGACATGATAGATGGCAAAGCTGTAGTATCTTATGTTGATTTTAACGCGCCTGTTAGTTTAAACGGATTGCCCATAAAAGAAGTTCATGGGGCATTAAGAAGGGCGGGCGGTGGAACTATGACGGATGTTCTAAAAAATATTGGATATGATGGCACTAAGTCTGCTCGTGAAACTGTTATTTTCGACCCTAAAAACATACGCTCACGCTTTGCAGCCTTTGACCCGTTTAACCGTGAATCATCTAACCTACTCGCTACAACTGCACCATTAGTACCTACTACCGCTTTAGGCGCGTATATGTATAATGAGAAGCGCAAAAAATCACAAGGTAAACAGTAATGTCAGACTACAAAACTACAGGCAAATTAAACGCGGCTGGCATTGCTAAGTTGATGAATAGCGATAATATCGTTTTAGATTTAGACGATTCCAAGATTGCCAGTATTGAAACAACGTGCCAAGCACTCTACGAGCAAGACGCGCAAACGTGCGAAGAATGGCGTAATGAGGCCAAGAAGCTGCTAGAAATAGCAGGTATGCACGACAAGTCACGGTCACACATTGACCCGTGGCAAGCCAATACACAGCTACCTGACTTGATTCATGCGGCTATGCAATTTAACGCCAAGACATACCCTATCTATGTTAAAGATGGCAAGGTTTGTTCTAGCAAGATTGAAGGCCAAGTCACCGAAGAAAAACGCGCAAGGGCGGAGCGTATTGTTGACCACATGAATTGGCAATTGATGTTTGAAATGCCAGAGTGGGCAAGTAATTTAGATAAGTTGCTATTAGTTCTGCCAATTATCGGCACAGTGTTTAAGCTCACACAGTACGACCAACAACTAGGCCGCCCAACTGATACGATTCTAATGCCTGAAATGGTGACAGTGGATAACTCACCGAACAATAGCGACTGGTCGCGCCGTATCAGTATTGACATGGTTATTGGTGAAAATGCGCGTATTTCTAACGTGGTTAGCGGCGTATGGCGTGATTGTGAACTGACTCAAGATGAAGGCACAGACGAAAGCAAGAAGTACACTGTTGTGCAAATGCACGGTTGGTATGACTTAGACGATGACGGTTATGACGAACCTTATATCATGACCTTTGCCAAAACAGATTGGAAGTTACTCTCTATTATCCCGCGTTTCTATTCCGACTCGCTGATAATGAAGTATAAAAAAGATAATCCGAAAGAGAATTATCTTATCGGTATTCAAGCCATTGATTACATCACCCATTATGAATACTTTCCCTCGCCTGACGGCCGCGCTTTGGGCATGGGTATCGGCCATGTCGTTAAAGAACTGCTCAAGACTCGCAATACCTGCCTAAATCAGATTCAAGATGCTGGCACTAAAATCAATACGTCGGGCGGATTCATTCAAAAAGGCGCGTTTCGTGATGATGGCACAATCATCATAAGCCCGAACGAATGGAAGGTAATGGACGGCTTGATGGATGGTCAAGACATGACAAAGGCGTTATTTCCATTGCCTGTTAATCAACCTGCTGCTGCTACATTTCAAGTCTTTGAAGTGTGCGGTCAAATGATTGAACGTATTGCATCGACTGGCGATATTGCTA